TCGCTTGGGTGCCGTCCCACTCCCGCAGCGACGGGGGCGCATGCGGGTTCTCTTTCCGATCCCGCAGCACCTGCTCCGCCAAATCATCATCGTCAGCGAGAGCCGCCAGATAGTGCGACCCTGGCGGCAACTGTTCTAGGAGCTCAATAAACGTCGCCCAATGCCGTACGCCACACAGAAAATCATCAAGGTCGATATTTAAATAGTGATGGAGATCCCACCTGATTTCCGGCCCGTACTTGTTGATGAGGCCGGTTACATAGGGAAAGTGACCAGCTCGTCAACGATTCCCTCACCGTAGAAATGGGCTTGGATGTCAATAAATACGCCAATGGCCACTTCCTCAGCATCATCACCAACACTGTTCAGGGCGGCCAGGAAGCGGCGGTAGTCATCTTTGAAAAGGAGTCGTAGCACACCGGTGGCGTTGCCGGCGCGGGACATCTCCTCAATAGCAAGCCGATCAGTGTAGACCGGCTTTTGGATCTCAATCGGCGGTGTGAAACCATACTCTTCACCCAGCACAAACGGGTCATCGGTCACAAACGTGCGGCGGCGATGCCCGGCGCGGTTTTGCATGGCCATGCCGCGGGCGCGGAATTTTTCAAACCGGTCCCCTGCCAGATCCGTGGCCTGGGCGGCTTGGGGCTTTTTCGTGGCACTAGTTGTGGTTTTTCTTGGCATGATTTATTTGTCTCCATTCATGGGGGCGGCGAAAAAACCGCGGTAGGCGATAGTGCTTACCGCGGTGATTGATGGGGATTATCCGGGCTTTAGAGTAGGGAGCCCATCTTTGAGTAGGGGGTGACCTGCACCCGGTGGGCACCAGTGAGGGATGTGAGTACCTGGCCTACGGACGTAGGGGTTGCTGACCATAGCCCTAGTGCGGTGCGGATCCGCCCCGGCCACTGCCTATCCAACGCAGCAGACAATGCTGTGGCTTTCGCCTCATCACCGGTCGTGTAGTAGGCCCACACTTGGAGCTCGTCAGCAACCCGCAGTAGCTTGGAATAGTCATGGCCACTGCCCACATCCCCGGCTACCGGGGTGGCCCAGTTTGCACGCACGTCCATGATGAGGGGGATGCCCCCGGTCAGGCCGCGGCAGTAGCCGATGAAATCAGCCATCTTCGTGGTCAACCACTCCTGGTATTCCTTGCTCTCATGCGGGGTACCATCGCCCCGACGCGGCCAGTCGGTGGCACCGGTATCGCTCTTGTATAGGGTGAGGTCGTGGGCGGAGAACGACCCGGAATCCCAAAACAGTTCGGTGATGATGATGCCGTCAATCAGGTCCCCGTACTCGGCGGCAACCTGGGCAACAGCACCGCCGAGCATGTCCCGGATATCACCTGGGTTGGTGAGTGCCGCGGGTGATGGCATGTCCCGGATAGTGCCATCCCGGGAAACAGCCTTCCACTCGGGCTGTTTCCCCAGTGTGGTGGAGATCATCATGTCCAAGGTGAGGAAAATGTTCTCGATCCCAGCAGCCCGGAGGGTGGTGATGGTGTCCCGGATGGGGTTTTTCCCAGCGTCGATAGACACCCGCTCTGGGTGGGCCGGCCATGGGAAGAGCGTCCATTCGGGGCGGCCCACAGCCAGGTCAATCGTGTTGTACCCCTTCGCTATGGCCTTCTGGGCGATAGTCGCCCAGTCGCGGTCAGCCGCGTTCGAGGTGTCTTCCCACCCAACACCAATGGCGCGGGTTTTCACTCCTGCCCGGTCGGCAAGCCTGCCCCGCAGGGCAGACTGCTGTACTTGTTCACGCACAGTGCTGACGGGTTTTGTTTCTAGTGCGGTGAGCCGCTTAGTGATCGGCCCAAGATCAACTGGGGGTTGGGCTTTGAGGGCTTCGGTGACTGCGGTTTTGATCGCCTGCGGGTCTACCTGCGCGGGCTGGTCTTTCAGCTTTTCCAGGCTAGCAACTCGGGTTTTCAGGCTTTCACTAGCGACAGTCGCAGCGTCAGCGGTGACGTGGGCTGATTCGATGCCCTGCTCGATACGGTTGAGCCGCTCCGCCGACAAAGGGGTTTTAGGGTCGTCGTTGTTCCAGGTGTTACGGGCATACGCCATGATTCCTCCTTGCAGTTTTATGGGGCGGCGGTTGGTAGGAGCCCTCGCCCAGGTAAGGTGTTGTTACCGGCGAGGGCTAGGAGGGGTCCTTAGTGACCTCCACCGTCTTCGGGAAACCACCACCGGTGAGGTCAGTGGCGGCAACCGTCGGTGTTGCGGATACCTTAGCGATCACAAAACCAGCATCCACCGTGCCGGTAGCCTCAGCCTCGTTTTCACCCAAAACCCGGATAGCTGCCTGCACAGCCGCAGCATCAGCGTTATAGGGGATAGCAGCGGTGGTTTTCCCGCTAACAGTAATGGTGTAGGTGCCGCCCGTGGCTCCTTTGACAGAGAACTTGTATTTGGCGCCGGATAGTTTGTGGGCGCCGGTGATGCCCATGAGCTTCGCCAACTCCGGGGTGAAGCCGGGGCCAGCCAGGCCGAACCCGTACATGGAGCCGTACTTTTCATCTTCCTGCGCAGCCAAGGTCAGCGGGAACGTCAGCGCATCCGTTTCGGAAAAACTCTGTTTGCCACGCTTTTCGACCGTGATCTTAGGGAAAATGAAATGCGGGTAGATCTCAGCGCCTGGGTCGCCGTCCTTAGCGAGCACCAGAGCGGAGTATTCCCGCACCCGGGCAGCCCGGCGCTTCTTAGCGAAAAATCCGGTGCCCTCATCGTACTGCCCCTCCAGAAGATCGTAGAACATCTGCAAGGTTCGCCAGCGGGATTCTTGGGCGGTGAAATCAATCGTAAACGTTTCATCGGTCACGAATGTGCGGCGTCGGCCGCGGCTACCATAGCCCTCAGGCCCTTCCACCTTCGAATCGGGGGCCAGCTCAACGCCGGCTTTTTTCTCACCTTCGCCGATTGGGAACCAGCCTTCCGGCAGCTCTAACAGCTTACCTGTGCTATCGGTGATGCGATCTGGGATTTTAATCCCATAGGGGCACAGCAGAAGCGCATAGTCCAAGGCGGCAAACAGCAGGTCATCTGTTTTATCTTTTAATTTGTAGAAGTCCGTGGTGGTCATGGTTATCTCCTTTCCCCGCACGTTGCGGGCATTAAGAAAGCCCCCAGGAAAACCGGGGGCAAGGGTTGTTATTTGTGGCTTCGGGGCCGGCGGATCGTGATCTCATAAAGAGCATTCACATACCTGTGGTCGGGGTTGATCCAGGGGGGCATTACTGATCCCACCCGCTCGGTGATACCCACAATACGGACCGGCACTTGCGGGTGAGTAGGGAAAACGTCTAGCATCCACGCCCTCAGGTAGCTGTTGATTTTCTGGGCGTCAGCGCGGGTTTCCGCCAATACCCCAATCTCTACGAGTGGGACATCCACCTGGTTGTTGATGTCAGCAGCACCGGTGGTGCGCTGCACTACAATCAGTGGGGTTTGCTGGATCTGGGTTTCGTAGTCGTCGGGGATCCACGTGCCCACCCACGGCTGAGGCGTCATCTGCTGGGCTACCTGGTCGAGGGCGGCCACAATAATTTGTTCCGCATCCGGCCACGGCACCAGGTCGTCGGGAATGATGATGGTCATAATCGTACCGCCTTAATTGTCTTACGTAGCATCGCCCGGGGCGCAACGCTGCCCCGCCCGTGGCGGGATTTGACCCGGTGCCCGAACTCGACCGGCACACCATAGGGGGCGTCTATCGAGACCGTGGCCACCAGCCGTTTGCGGGCTTTACCCGTGTAGGGGCGGGCTATTTCCACATCGACTGCGCCGGAGGATGATAGCCGGCCGGTATCCCGGGGCGCCACCGTAGCGTAGATGGCCTGCGCTAGATAGCCGGCACGGTACAAGAGCTCCTCCACCTCAGGGCCCTCCAGGTATCCTTTCATGATTCGGGGCGAAAACTTCATGATTATCGCACCTCCTCACAGATCACCGCGGTCCCCACGATGACGCCTTCCCTGCGGGGATGCTCCCACAACTGCGACTCAATGACTTTTAGTTTTCTTCCGAAACCCTCGATAATATCCCCGGTGCGAATATCCGGGGCCTGGCGTTTGATATACACCGTTGGCCGGGTAGACACCACCATTTTGCGGTCTGTATCGACCGTGGCCTGAGCCCAGGCGATTCTCGCCCCAGTGATCGTGAGAACCGGCACTGGGGCAGTCAAATCACCGAACTTGTCCCGGGTTCGGCGGAGTACTTGGATTGTGGCCACAGCCGTCACCATCCTTCGGCAGTGATGCACCGGAATCGCTGCTTAGATAGGGCGTTCTCCAGCATCGTGCGCTCCTGGGCGGAAATGAAGAAATTCCCCTCACTGTTACGGAACGATAGCGTAGAGGTGAACGGGCCGGCAGTATCAGTGACGGACTGTGCACCATCCGAGAACTCGGCGTTTTTCTCCGCCAATAGAGCGCGCTTCACAATGGCAACCGTGACAACCCGCAGCACCGACGCCAGGAGCGCATCTGGCGATTCGGGGATGGTTGGGTATGTGGCACGCAGGAAAACGCTAGCATCCTCCAGCAGCACCTGAAGGTCGCTATCTTCCATGCTGTCGGGGATAAGTCGCCTGGCGCGGGCGCGCAGGTCATCCGGGGATGCGTAGGCCGGCATGTTAGCTACCCAGGCCGGTGATCTTAATGACCGCAAGCGGGTCCGTTACCGCGTAGGCGAGCATGGCGCGGGTTTTCGTCCAGGTCAGGTCCCGGTCCTCATCACGGTAGGTTGTGGTGGTGATGCCTTCTTCCACTCCCATCGTACCTACTTGCTGCTCGGCGATGAGCCAGCCTTCACCCTTGGTGGCTAGCGGGCTGGAAATAACCTCTAGGCCCTTGTTTTGCAGGAACTTGGTTTCCGCCTCATCATCATCGAAGGCGTTGGAGAATTCCAAGTGGTCATCGGGGTGGAGAGCTAGCAGATTGTACACGTAGCCCATTTGGGATTTCCGCCCCTCGGTGAAGGCCTTATTAATGTCAGCCCGAATGGACTTGGCTGCGGTTTGGTCTAGCTTCTTGGTTTTGTTAATGGTTGCCCAGCCGCCGGATTCCACCTTGATGATATCCGCATCATAGGCGGTAAGTGCTTCGCGGACAGCCTGCATGCCCATGCCATCCAGATCATAAACCATGGTATTGGCGACCCGTTGGGCACGCCGCTGCATCATAGTCAGGTCATTGCGCTTTGCAGCCTCATCAGTCACGGAGAACTTACCGCCAACCTTAACGGTCTTGATGACCTTGGGGTCATCGGTAGTGACGTCCACCGTGGGGTAGTTACCGCCAGGGGCGATGACACCATTATGGTCGTCGGCAAGCAGAGCGTTCTTCAACGCTACCTCGTAGAGGATAGCACCGCCCTTAGCCTCACCAGTGGAGAAAATCCGGTCAGTGAACATACCAAGGGCAGTAATGTCAGCAATGTAGCGGGCAATACGTGTGGGCTCCTGGAGCATCATGTCCAGGGTGATAACCCCGTCGGCCACTGTCGGGGCGACGCCGGGGAAAAGGCCAGTGTTTTGCATGAGAAATCCTTGTCTTAGAGTAGGGCAATAGTGGCAGATTTACCTGATGTGCCCTTAGTGAGCGCAATAGCGACTACAGGGCCAGCAGCAGCCTTGACTACCTTGCCGTCGGCTGCGGTGCTGAGCTTGTCGCCGGCAACAAACGTGCCAGCGGCTAGGGCATCGAGAACATGCCCGGCGCGGTAAACAGTGACATAGCCGTCCTTGTCTACATCATGAGCTACTACACCAAACGGGTAAGCGTCAGCAGCGGCAATATCAACAACCGGGGTTCGGCCAACAATGTCGTCGGCGGGAACAACAAACGTGCCGGCGGGGATTTTCTTCTTCGCTTTCACCGTGATAGCGGCTGCTGGATCATAATGAACTTTAGTGATATCCATGGCGGATTCCTTACTGATCGTGGTTCTTGCGGAGTGCTTTAGGCACCCATGAGCTGGGGTAGGTTACCGGGTCTGGCTGGGGTTCGTTACCGACCCCGGACCCAGACTGGACGTTTTGGCGGGGACTATTCGACGGCGGGGCGGTATTTCCTGCACCGTAGAGTTCTTTAATCCTGGCCGCGCGGGCCTCTAGGTCTTCTTTCGTGCCAGTGCCCAGCAGCGGCACATCCTCAGGTTTGATACCGTGGGCTGCTGCGACCTCTAGCAGCAGGTTTGTGGTTTGGGCTTGGGCGAGTTCCTGCTGGGCTGCGGCTAGCTTCTCTTGGGCTAGCTGGAGCTCTGATTTCTGCGAGTCCTCATGCTGCTGCCATTTCTGGGCGGCGGCTTGAACCGCATCGCGTTCTTGCCGGGTTTTTTCCAGCTCCGCTAGGGCTTCTTCCAGGGTCATCTCCGGGGCTGGGGACTGCGATGGGGAGGATTCTTCCGAGTTCTGCACAGCAGGGTTCGTGGTTTCTTCCTGTTTTTCATCTTGGGTATCGGTGATATTATTCGGCATGATTGCCTCCTTGATTGTGTGAAATGTAGGGGGTGGGCATAAATAAACCCCACCAGACCGGTGGGGTTAGTCCATAGCGATGCGAGCCCTTCCGCGTTTCAAACGCACGTGGGTCGAACTCCTCAAAAACAGGCAGATTTGGGCATAAGATAACCCGTAATCTCATTACATGAAATTACGGGTGTGTTGGCGATTAAGCGGCCAAATAGTTCACAGGGGTCATAGTAGCCTTCATGTCTACCCATTCTTCCAGATGGGTTTGGATATGCATCTTAACTACTTCCCCATCAGACTTACGGACAAGCGCCACAGGAGTCCCAGGAGGGTTTAAGAACCGCTTATCTCCCTGAAAAGACTCCAACGCGGCAATAGTAGCGAAGAAAAACTCATCATTTTCCAATCCGGTTTCCTTCACATGAGGTGTACCTACCTTCACCATTTCATCCGCTTCTTTGCGGAAGATGTCGTAGGCGGTTCTCTTATCAATCACCACAAACACCTCTCTTACATACAACCAGATCTGACTTACATGCTAGCAAATGGTTGAATAACATCAGGAAGATTCCAGGCTACAGGCTCAGCATTATCCAACCTAGCAATAATGACATCGGTGGCAGCTTCAGCATCTATTTTCTCATAAGGAATTACCTTTCCAGCTTGGGGATCAACGAATACCACGCCACCGCTTGCCTTCTTCCAGAGAATCACATGCCTTTGCTGCGCATCCGCTATTTCAAAGGAAAACACCCCATAACCATCAGGCATTTTCTTTAACGCAGCTTCCCAGCCTTCAGCGGTGGTTTGAATTGCCTCTACTGGACCTTCAGGGGTTTCCCACATCTTCAAAGCCTCAAGGATTTGAAGACCTCCACCAGAGCCGGAATACAAGGTAGCGTACGGGTAGATGTCATAGCCGCGCATCCGCATCACAGCAGCAGCAGTAGCACGCACACAGTTAGCAAAGGAATTCACACGAGATACCTGCACTGCTGCCTGCTCCATAGTTTCAGGTGCTTCCAGCCGCGGGTATTCGTCCAAATCATATGGATAAAGCGTCGATAACCGTAGTTCGGGGAATCCGTCTTTCGCCGGCAGCGTAAACGTCCCGTCACTATTCGGTTGCTCGAAAGCGCTACCGGCAAGCCCCATACCGCCGTCTTCTGACACGCTACCGGAATCCTCCACCGGCCGGGGAGACTGACCATGGTCTTCCCCGCCGGGGTGAGAGTCGGGCACTATCTCCTCTGGCTGCTGGCCAGGATCGTCGGCGCTATCCTTAAAGGTTGCGAATACTTCTGGATTTTCTTTCGCCAGTTGCCGATAGCGGCTGCTGAACCGGTCTATTGGCATCTCTAGGTCATTATCTAGTTCCTCTTTGGTGGGATGATCGCGGGCGTCATTCCAAAGCGTTTTAAGCGCCTTGTATTCGGCTTCGCCCTCCCATGGCCTTCCCTTAATCACCAGCACTGCTTTGCAGTCGCAATGATCGTGGTACGCTTTGCCTTCTTCCGAGGTGAGGACGGTGGATTCCTCATACACGGGTCCGCGGGACGCAAGCATGGCGCAGAACGCGCAGCTTTCCGCACCGGTGAGAACCCTGGCCCATCCCAGCACTACCCCACCGCCCTTGGCCGGCCGGACATATTGGTCAACTGCTACCTTGCGGGGGTCGGAGAGCTCATCACGCAGTCGCCTGGCATCTGATTCGTTATCCACCTGCACTACAACCCGTCGCTTAGCTGGTTTAGCCTCATTACGGTCAGCCGTATCAGCGATGGCATCCCTGCCTGCGGCACGGGCATGCCGCGTTGCCCCTGCCGCTACCCGGCGCGCTACCTTGTCAACCAGGACGGGGTCGGTAGGGTCGGGCGGGAAGGGGATGATTTTGTCCGCGAGCTGCTGCTGGTAGGTGGCATCGTAGTCGGTGATGCGACCGGGGATAGGGTCCTGGGTGGGGTTCCATCCCAGGGCCCTAGCTAACATTTTCCAGGCAGCATTAGGGTAGTAGGGTTTTTGGGGCGCTGGGGTGATCTGGACGCCATGGGTGGTGGCCACGGAATGAATGTGGGCGATAGCAACCTTATATGACTGGGTGCGTGCTTCCTGGATTAGGGGGATTAGCTCGGTGACGAGCTCCCACATGTCATCGAGGCTGGTGGGCACGCCCCGGTTGGTGATGAGGCTGTAGATCGCCTCAGCCAGCCAGTCGATGATATGCCGGTCAGCCTGATGGTATGAGTACAGGTCCATGTGTCACCTGCCTCTCCGGGGGTTAGCGCGTAATCGTGTCGCCTAGTGGAGGTTCCGCCGTAGCATCAAAAGCATCAAACCCTGGGGTTCTAGTCATCGTTTGCTTGATGCGTTTAATCTTTTCAGCAGTGAACCCGGGGATGTCTTCCCAAAGGATTTCCGGGGGGATACTCAGCATCGTGGCCAGCTTCCCCAGGGCATCCACCGTTTGAGCGAAGCTTCGGGCTGTCATGTCGGCCCATTTGACTTCGGACGCAAAGTCGGCAGCTTCCTGCTGGTCACCATCAAGGTGAGCACAGAGCCGTAGCAGCTGCTCGTAAGATTCACCCAGGGAGGTTCGGATCTCTGAGGATTTCCGATCCTTGGCAGATTCCATAGCCGCCAAACCATCTGCGGAAACGTTACTGATAGCGTTAGCGCCGAGCGACTGGGCTGGCACCTGGGCGATAGCCGCCATATCACGGATAGACGCCTGCTTCACATCCACATACTGGCGGATGTCCGTTTCATCAAACTGGCCGACCTTCGCGTCGGCGTCAATGAGCCACACGTCACTGGCGCGCATGCGGATGCCCTCAACGTCATCAGCTGGAGCCCAGCCGATGACGTAGCGCTGCTTGAAAGCGCTGTAGTATTGGGCGACCGCGGCCTCCCAGCTCGTGCGGTCGATACGGCTTTGCAGCGCAATCAATGGTTCGATGATGCCTGCGACTTCTTCACCTTCCAGAAGCCACCGGTCGCGGAACCTCACTACTGGGGGCACACCCGCGTGGTGGTCGCGGGCTTCGATGAGCTGGAGATTCTGGGCTGTGTTCCATGGGTGAGCCGCCCAATCCTTGATTTCCTGCGGGGTTTCGATAGCGCCGATGTAGTAGATTTTTTCCTCATCGAATAACCGCATGCGGTTGCCCTTGACCTCTAGGGCCAGAATGGGCCATTCTGATGCCACACCGGACTCGCCCGGCCACGCATAGGCCTCACCATAGTAAGCAGTCATATGACGGGGGGATACGCCGGTAATTAACGGGGCAGCGTTACCACCCACAACACCCTGGTCAACCACAGCGTATGCCGTGCCGTATTGCAGGGCGGCGCGGGTAATGCCGGTTTGGCGGGCATCAAGGTTGTTACGCTGCCAGTGCTTCCACGCCCTGGCGCGGGCACCAGCATCAACGCCTGAGAAATAGTCCTCTACTTTCATCGACTGCGCGAATGTATCCAAAACCAAAGGCAGATACATGGTTTGCGAATCCCTAGCAAGCTGGATTTGCCGGTCGATCATGAGATTGGCGTTTTTATCCTTCAGGATGCCAAACCGGTTAATGATTTCTTGCCGATTCCATGGGCGCATCGCGCTGTTGATTCGATCAAACACCTGGCGCTCCCTGGCATACTGTGCCAATAAACCACGCACAGCAGATAAAACCTGGCTATGGCTCATGCTCATAAAAACACCGCCCTTCCTGAATGCTTCGGCATGTGATGCGCCGCATGCTCTAGATACAGCCTGCGCACCATCCGCGCACCGATCACACACACTGCCGCATCAATCTTTTTTGCCGATGACGGAGACTCTTTCTTTACCGATATGCCATAGCGGTTCTCTGCCCTGCGGCAATTCCGCATATGGGCAGTGAGTACCGGATGCCCATCGTGGGTAAAAGCATGCTCAATGATTTCCCGCTCTGTGAGCTCACACGCTTGGGTGAAATCGAAAAGCTTCCCGCGCATATCCCACGCAATCGGCTCCGGCTGCTTCCCACCAGGGCTCGCCCAGAGCTGTAGCCGGTCCTTATAGCGTGCCGGCCAAGTGACCTTCGTGAAGCTTTCCCACTCACGGACGTCTGCGAAAAAGGCTTTCACATCATACCTGGCGAAGGCTTTATCCACACGCGCGTCTACCGCCTCCACATCCACTGTGCCGGCGGTGTTATGGCTATTGCCGGGATCCCACGTCCCAATCAGGAACACATGGCCATCGCTAACCCGGCACCCCACCAGGGCTGTGGTATCGCGGGACAATGAGCCGTCGAAGAACATGACAATCTCCTCCCCTTCTGCCACGATGGTTTCCCTGCGCGCCATGAGCGCAACATCATTCGGGTCTACCCAGGCGTTCGCGGCCGCAGTAGGCCAGTTCAGGTATTTGCGCTTGGAGTCATCCGGGGATGCCTCCGGGGACCAAACCCTGGTGATGATGGTATCAACGTCCACCCATGGGCAATCCTGGTATACAAACTCCAGCCCGGTGCGAAGCGATATGGCGTCAGCCAGATTGGTGTCTAGCGGGGCTTGGCGGATATCCATGAGGATTTGCCGGTCGTTCTTCGACTTCCCGTTTTCCTGAAGACACCAAGCCTGGAAGGTGCTCTCGCCGACCGTGCCTAGGCCTGGCTCCCAAGCATTCAGGGTCCCTAGCATCCGGCTTCCTGACTTGGCCAGGTTGTCCGCCAAGGTGCTGTATAGCTTGGTGCCGCCGTTGCCCGGCGTCCAGTGTTCGAGCTCGTCACCAACGATGAACGTGGCTTCGGCGCCTTCTTGGGTCATGGCTGACGATGTAATGACCTCTAGCTTTCCCTCCGGCACGATATTGATTTGGGTTTTACCGGGGTCAATATCATAATCGCGGTGCAATCTAGGTGCGGCTTTCTTATTCGCCATCGCACGCACATGACGCATCGTGTTATCGGTTTGTTTCTCGGACACTGCGGCTATTTGCACCCACGGCATGGACACTGGCTTACCGATGCATGCGCCTGGCACCTGGGGGTCAAACCGATCAAGCCGGACCGGAGCCAGTAACTCCGTCAGGGCCAGGGCGGCGGCAAACGGGCTCTTGCCACTCCCCTTAGCCAGTCGGCGGAAAGAGTTATAGAAAAGCCACTTGCCATTCTCATCAATCGCGTAAAACCACAGAATGAATCTGGCTTGCCGTTCGGTGTAAACCCACGGCAACCCGGCGCGAATCCCATTCGGGTGCTTCAAATATTTAGCGGCCCACGCTAGCGCCTCCCAGCCAAGCGTTAAATCGGGAACCCCCTGGGGGAGTGCGTCTAGCCGCTCCTCCGGGGGAATCATCATGCTAGATCAGCCCGATACTGTTCCATGATCGACACGGTGGCTTCCCGCGCCTCATCCGTTACCTTCGGGGTGATGAGCTCTACACGTAGCCGGCGGCGCGCCCCCTCGGTGGTCATCAGGGCATCAGCGCGGGAGAAGATTACATCCATCATCCCAGCACGGGCACCGGTCGGAGAGTTTAATTCTTGGGTGATAAGCCAGCACACCAACCTGGCTTCCT